AAAATACCAGGATAATACAACCTATAAGGTAACAGTGGAAATGGTAATCCACCAATAACATTTTCATAGTAAGATATATTTTAATATTTTTTACTATATTTAATGATGTTATTGCTAGCAGTAGCATTTATAGTTTTGTCTGATTACATGACTTTTGACCAAGAATCTTCAATTACAGTTATAAGTTGTACAGTAACAATTTCAGACGTTAAAAGTAGTATTACAGGTAAAACAGCAAACGAAACACAAACTGAAAAAGAAATTATTGACGAAGTATTCAGACAATTAAAAGAATCATTTCCTGGATTAGATACACCTACTATAAGCCTATTATCACCTGAAATGTGTTATAATACACAAAGATGGGAAACAAGTGGAAATGCTTTTATTTCTTCTTCAAAAGAGGATTTTTTACCATTCTTAGGAAAAATACCTAACTTATTCAATGTTGGAACCCAAAATGGCAAACATATATATAGGTTGACAAGTATGGAATCTGCAGTTACGAATGCGGTTTATCTAGCGCATTTATTAAAACCAAGACTTAAGAAAGTGTATAAAATAAAGAATTTCTTTACAGTTGTTGATTTATGTTTAATAATTATGATAGTAATTGTTTTTATTTTGATAATTATAATTTATAAAAGTGTAAGTAAAAGAAAAAATGGATAATAGCGATTTAATTTTGATATTAAAAAATATTGAAGATCGTCTTGTGAATATAGAGAATATTTTAAATGAAACAAAGATATCCAATCAAAAAATGGACGAGCATATAGATTTTATTGACGGTGTTTACGACACCGTAAGAAAGCCATTTTCAACTATTTTATCTATATGTACAAATAGTACTGTAGAAATTAAAGATAAAACAAATATTGTTAAAGAAATAAAAAATTGAAAAAGATCAAAGTTTAATATTACTATTTTGACAATTTATGAATAAAGTTAACATAATTACTAATAGATTTTCAGCTTTATATGATGAAGACGACGAAGATTTTAAGGTTGTATTTCCCGAAATATTAAGACATATAAAAATTCACCCTGTTATGTGTTTAATAAAATATAATATAAAATATTTAGAACCACATCCAACTTCATATTTAATCGAATTCTATTCAAGGTATAGATACAAGGTCTGTAGAAAACGCCGTGTAAAATTTAATTCTTTATATGACTATGATAAAAGAAGAATTGACATAGTATGTCTTTTAAAAGAAAGAAACAATGATTGTATTGATGATAATGAAATATTATTAGATAATGAGATTGATAGTTTAAAAAATAGAATGATAGAATCAAAACATGAATATAATAAAATATATTCTAAAGTATTCGATTTTACATGGGAAAGTAATATAAAGATAAAAGAAATAGAAGATATATGTAGTACACAATGTCTTAGTTGGTTAGAAGAACACCATATATGCAAATGTGGTGAATGTTATGATTGTAGAAATAATAATGGAATAGATATGTGCAATACTAATAGATGTCAACACGAATATATAATAAATAATATAAAGGAAAATATTGAATATAAAGAAGAATATATGTCGGAAATTCATAAAAAATATTTGGATTTAAAATCTAAATACGACAGAGAAATAGCTAAGAAGAAAGGTTATTTATCCGAATATGAAAGGGAACAGGACGAAAAATGGGATGATTATTGTTTTTATGAATCACAACGATGGTCGGAGTACCATAGAAATAATAAAAATCCACCAAAGTATATTGTATAAGAAGATCTTATTTAAATATTAAATTGGTATTCAGTTTAATATTTATAACTTTGCGATAAGATCCTTTCGAACATTTTCTATCAACGTAGAAGGTTTTGTGGGTATAAATTTTGTTCCTATATTCAAAAAGAACCATATTTCTACTGTTCCTATAAATAAAAATATTACTATATTTTCTTTGATAATTTGTAATATAGGAAAATTTGTAGTATTATAAATAAAATGTATTGTAAATAAGATGGATAATAATACAACAAGTAAAATAATAATATATTTGTTTGCAATAACCATCCATTATTTGTTTCCGTAACTAGGCCCGGTTTTAAATACATCTTTAAATCAAGTAGATTTTTAGATGTCTCATTCTAAAAAATCTGGGTGTAACTGTATTGTTCATTTATTATTTAAAATATATTTATAAAATAATTATATCAATTAAATATATTTTATAAATTTTTTTTTTTATTTCTTTAAATTAAATGCCAAGTGGTTCACAAGATATGCCTCCAAGGCCGACTGTGCTTAGAAGATCTTCATGCGTAGGATGTGGAAGTCCAGATGTTACATTAAATGATCCATTCAGATCAAGATGTGCAAGATGTTATAATACAGGAGTAGATCCAATAACAGGTTCTAGAAGATCTGCGACATATTTTAGTCATCTTGTTAGCGGAGGATCACATAGATCACATAGATCCCACGGATCCCACGGATCCAGAAATGATGGTAAGTCTAGAAGAAAGTCAAGAAAGTCTAGAAAGTCTAGAAAGTCTAGAAAGTCTAGAAGAAAGTCTAGAAAGTCTAGAAAGTCTAGAAGAAAGTCTAGAAAGTCTAGAAGATCAAGAAAGTCAAGAAAGTCAAGAAAGTCAAGAAAGTCAAGAAGATCAAGAAAGTCTAGAAGATCAAGAAGATCAAGAAAGTCTAGAAGAGTAGTCTAAAAAGATTCACAAATTTAATAAAAACAAAAATCTTTTGACACAAGTAAAAAATATGAGTAAATCTGTCGAAAATATATTAAAATCTGTGTCTGCTTCTACTAAAAAATGTATTAAAAATCTGGCTGTAAAAAATCTAGAAGAACTTCCAGAAAGTAAACTTTTAAAGTATTTTAATTTTTTAACTTTAAGTATAAGTTAAAAAATCTTAGTATTATTTTTTATTTAAAGTTTTTTTCTTAACAACTATTTTTGCACTTGGACATGATAATCGAATTTTCTTAAGAAACCAGTCATGCCATAAACACGAAGTAGGATGTTTCATTTCTACTTGCATATCTTCAAGAATAACAGAAGATTTAAAGTTATCATAATCTAAATTACATTGATTACATAATGGAATATAACCATTATTAGGATCTATATTAGGATTAAACCATATACTTATATCACTTGTATATATATTACATTCTTCATATTTATTTGTTATATAGTTTATTTGTTCTTTCGTAAACATATTTTATTTTACATACATGATTTTAAATTTCTTATTCTTCCTTTTTATATTTATTAACAATCGCTTCATGAAGTTCAAATATTTCTTTTGAACCTGAGAATTCAAATAAATCTGGGTATAACGCATGTACAAAAAAATAGAATGTAGCCTTTAGAGATTTTCTAAAATAAAACAAAGAGTCTTGAAAATGTTCAAAATATGTTTGATTAGCTTTAATTAAATGCTTGAAAGTCATTTATATTATACCTATTATTTTTTAAATTTATTATTTTCTTTATATGTACATCTATAAACTAATGATTTTACACACGATAATATGTGTAAAATCAAGTGTCCCATTATACAAAAAACGACTGTAATTTATGCTCCACAGCTTAAACAGTCTTTTTCATCTTCTTCTTTCATAGCTTTTTCTTTTGTAATATCCATACCAAATCTTTGTGAAGTAAGTGCAGGTTTCGATCTAATATAATATGAACCGGTTTTCAAACCCATTTTCCATCCTGCGAAATGTGCTGCTGTTAACTTTTTAAAGTCTGGTTTATCAAAAAACAAATTCAAACTTTGACTTTGACACACAAATGGTCCTCTTTCAGCACTCATAGTAATTATACTTTTTTGAGGAATTTCATAAGCAGTTCTATAAACATCTTTTAAGAATTTAGGAAGTCCTTTGATATTTTGTACTGATCCTCTGTCATATTGCAATCTATTTTGGGTTTCTTCGTTCCAAATATCCAATGATATTAGGTCTTCTATTAAATATGGATTTATTACAGTAAATTCACCAGCAAGTGTTCGACGCGCATATAAATTTGAACTTAGTGGTTCAAAACATTCTACGACACTTCCCATAATCTGCGAAGTAGAAGCCGTAGGCATTAATGCAATCAACAACGAATTTCTAACTCCAGTTTTTATAACTCTTTCACGTAGTTCCCCCCAATCCCATTTTCCAGATAATTCTTCGTCTTTTAATCCCCAAAGATTAAATTGAAATTCTCCTTTACTCATAGGGCTTCCTTCAAAAGTTGAATAAGCACCTTCTTTACTTGCTAAATCACACGAAGCTGACGCTGCGCCGAAATACATACTTTCAAAAATATCTTTATTAATCTGTCGAGCCTCGTCGGAATCAAACGGAATTTTTAAACACATAAACACGTCTGCTAAACCTTGTACTCCTAATCCAGTTGGTCTATGTCTCATGTTTGATAATTTTGTTTTTTCAGTTGGATAGAAATTCTTATCTATAACCTTATTTAAATTACCAATCAATTCATACGATAAATTATAAAGAGTTTTATAACTAATTCTTGGTTTTAATAATTTCCATGTATCATCATAACCACCTATATGATATATCTTACCTTTTACTCTCGTGAATAATTGCGGTACTGTTTCAAATGGTTTCACAACTGATAATGAAGGTTCACTCAATATTCTATATTTTTCAGCTGTATCTCCATCGATTTCAGTATACAGTAGTTTTGCTTCTTTCAAAAGAGTTTTTAACAATTTGCAGTACATACAATCTTCTTTTGAGTATAAAAATAACTCTCCGTTAAAGATATTTTTAACTATCTCTTTTTCTTCATTTGATAATAATGATATCCATTCTGCATTTTTATATTGAAGTAATGAATCATGTTTTTTAATAATTGAAGGAAGGCAAATACTTGCCAAATTACACACGGATGTTTCGACTGAATTTGATACTTCTACGACTTCCGCGCACAAATTAGAAGATTTTACAGTTCCAATATTTTTTTGATTACTTTTTTTATTAACATGATCTTTGTAACATATATAAGGAATTCCTACTTCTACTTGCGTTGTAATTATTGCTTTCCATAAATCTCTTGCTTTAATCTTCTTTACATATTTCCCTTCTTCGACATACTTATTATATAAGGTATTAAATTCTTCACCATACACATCAGGTAGACCAGGACATATATTAGGACACATTAGATACCAATCTCCATCTTTTTCTATTGTTTCCATAAATAAATCTGGAACCCACAAAGCATAGAATAAATCTCTTGCTCTAATTTCATCAGAACCAATATTTTTCTTCGCATCAAGAAAATCAAAAACATCTGCATGCCATGGTTCAAGATACATCGCGAAAGAACCATTACGTTTTCCTGATTGATTTATATATCTCGCAGTATCATTGTAAACTTTTAACATCGGTAAAATCCCATCACTATACCCTGCAGTTTTTCTAATATATGATCCATTTGCTCTAATATTAGAAATATGTACTCCGATTCCACCACTCCATTTTGAAATTTTCGCACAATCTGTTATGGTTTCAAAAATTCCTTCTACGCTATCTTCAGTACCCAAAAGATAACAACTTGAAAGTTGTTGAAATGGTAATCCCGCATTAAATAATGTTGGTGTTGCATGGGTATACATTTTTAATGATAGATTATTATATAGTTTTTTAACGCTTTTTAAATCATCCCCATGAATTCCAATTGCAACACGCATAAATAAATGTTGAGGTCGTTCTACTATTTTTTTAGTTTTTATATCAGCTCCACATTTTAGAAGATATGACTTTTCCAAAGTTTTAAAACCAAAAAAATCAAGTAAATAATCACGATTCATATCAATCATACTATCTATTTCTACATAATATTTATTAGCAATATCATATACTTCATTATTTATTAAAGACGAATCATTGCCATTAATATCTTTATTATTTTTTAACTTTTCAATAACTTTAGCAAAACTCACATCTGTATTTTTTTGATGATTAGAAATCGCAATCTTTGCTCCAAGCTTCCCAAAGTCTGGATTTTCCATTACCATATCCATACATATTTGCGAAGCTAAAATATCCAATTCAGTAGTAGTAATACCAGGGAAAATTCTATTTGAAAGTTTTTGCGTTATCAAAATAGGATCCACACACTCATTATCAATCAATTTTTGGAGTCTACTTGTTATCTTATCAAACTTAACTTGTTCTTTATTACCGTCTCTTTTTACAACAAACATACTTATTATTTATAAGTATAAATGTTCTTTTAAATTCAATTTTATTTCTTGAATAATAAAATTGATTTTAATAAATACTTTCTATTCTAAAATATAGAAAAATGCAACGTCTATGTCAAAAACTTTATTGCGAATTACCTTCTATACCAAGAGGAAAGTATTGTGAAATTCATAGGATTAAGAAACGAAATAAAAGTCTGGATATAGAACTGAATTTAAATAATCTTAGAATAAACGAAGAACAAAAAGTATTAGAATCTTTTAGAAAACTAGAAGAAGAAAGAAACCTTCGCAGGGAACAAGAAGAAGATTATCAAAAAACTATGGAAGCAGATAGAGAAAGATTAGAATATGAAAAGATCTTAATACTATCAAAAGACAAATACTTTGATGATTTAAAAGAAAAAATATTATTACATACAGAATGTTTAGGTGAAAATTTTTATAGTATAAAAATCCAAATGCCTAATGGTTCAAAAATTAATGGAAAATTCAGTATAGAATCGACTGTGCAAGATGTACGAGAATATGTAAATCTATATATACATGAAAATGACATACATATTTCAAATTATGATT